ACTCTTCAGACTGTAGAAAACGTTCCCCGATCATTGATATTCAATTAAAAGCTTCATATGTAAAACTCAAAGAAAAGAAAAATGGGGATTACTCCTTTATACTCGAAGCAAAAAATTACAATAATTTGGTTATGAGCGATAGAATGACTCCAATAATATTAGTAGTTTTGCACATGGATAAAGATAGGAAGAAATGGGTAAAACACTCAAAATCGGCTCTAAAAATTACCAAATGTGCCTATTGGGTAAGTCTCAAAAATAATCAACCTACAAACAATGGAAGTAGTATAACCGTTGTAATACCCAAAGAGAACATTTTATCTTGTGAATGCCTTAAGAAGTTAATGATAAAAGTGTCAAAGGAGGAAGAATTATGAAAGACTTAAAAAGAGCCATAGATCTCATTACAGTAGAAAAGCTTGAAAAAGTTTTTTCTTTTTTAAAATGGCGTGAATTGGACGTTTTAATGAACGGAAGAGTGCGTCAATTTGTTTCCCCAGACGATGAATATGTAGCACTAATACCACTTGTTAAAGAGTTTTCCGATTACTATAGAGTGATGGGAGAAACTTTACAATCCATTGCATCTTTTGAAAACAGAAGTATAGAAGCATTGGTTAATAGAATATTAAACCCATCGTATGACATTCAGAAATGGCGTATAGCTAATAATTACACTTCAGATGGGAAAATACCATTCTTTAGTATGACAGATACTATAGAAAAAATAAAAGACGTTTTAGCTACAGCCTATTTAGACACTTTAAATCCTACAAGATTTCACAAAAAAGTCTATACAACAGATGTCAACAGGAATATTTCAGAATATTCTTTTGGACAAACTGAAATAGGAAGCTATATCCTCAATATATTGTGTCCTCTAGGAAATTACCAATACACTATTTTTAATCCAACAGAACAAGATATTCCATTAAACCGAAAAATCAATATGCGGCTATTGTCATCAATAGACAATATTCAAAAAGACTTAAAGAATAGTAACAATAACAAGGTTGACGAAGACGTAGACCAAGGATTATATAGCATAAATTTTTTAGATTCATTAGTTGACATTTATGATGAAACTAAAGATACAGAGATGAATATAATTGTTGATTGGTGCAAAGATATTGGATTTGTAAATGAGCCCCCAA